GCCATGCCATTATGAGCGCCTCCCGATAACGTCTTGAATGCCGCCGATATTGCGACTCATTCCTTCAAGCAGCAGATCAACTACGATTTTCGCGCCGTCGGTGTGCTGGCGGCTGGTTGCCTGTACCGGTATGCCGGTCTGGTTGATAACATTAAGCTGCACGTTTGCACCGCCGTTTCCGCGCATGGCTTCGAGTTTCGACAGCGGTATGACTGCTTCAGATTCGTTACCCTCGCCGATCATAGCAAGAGTGGGTTTTGTGACGATGCCGCCTTCGGCAAGACCAGGGATTGCAAGCGCCCTGCTCATAGCAGTTAAACCAGTCAGGCCGGCAGCAGCCGAAGCCGTAGACGCGCCGAAAGTGGCAGCGGCTACCATGGCGGCAGCTGGAGCCCATGCGGCAGCGGTTGCGGCAGCCATGGCGGTTGATGATGCAAGTTGCGTTGCTTCCAGAGTTTTCGACATGACAGCAGCTAATCTGCGCTGGATCTGCCATTTAACAACCATCTGAATAATCTGCATGCCAAGCTCTTTGAATGCTTCGCCGGCATTCTTCGCGCCAGTGATGATGTTGGTCAGCATGTCGCTCATGCCGTAGTAGATGGTTCTGTAGCCCTCGGCCATGTAGTCAGCGTTGGTTCGGTGAGCATCGCGCTGGAGCTGGTCGTAAACCTCCATCAGGTTGCGATTGCCTTCGAGATGCGCCCGGTATGCTGCCTGCTTTTGGTCGAGGTGGGCGATATATGCTGCGAGGTCTGCAGCCTGCATGTCGGCTTGCAGTTGCGCTTCGAGCGCCGAGCCGTCTTGTATTGCCTGAATTCTTTGCGCATTCGCCTCGGCTTCGGCCCAGTCGGCTTCCATCTGTTTCTGAATGTAGTCTGCGCGTGATTGCGCGATTTCGACGTTGAGTTTTGCTTCTTCGTCAGCAGCTTCGCGCGCAAGCTCAACCCGGCGCTGATAATACATTTCATCGAGCATGAGCGAGTCACGCCGATAATTGGCGTTATAAGCTTTAGTTTTTTCCAGAGCTTCGCGCTCGTTCTGGTACTCGAGTTCGAGCAGGGCTTTTTTGCCGAGCACTTGAGAGGTATATGACTGCAAAATCGATTCGCTGGTGCGTTTTGCGTCTTCGGCGAGTTTGTCGGCTTCGCTGGGGCCCTTTTGCTTTTGGTCTGGCGGCGATTTAGCGCCCTTGCCCAATCCAAGAATGTTATTCCACATGCTCGTTGAGCGCTTCGCAACACTTGCAAGCCCCCCGGCCATTTCTTCGAGTCTGACTGGAAGATCTTTTGTGTTTCTGGTAGCATCGGCCAAAAAGCCCATGTTGCGAGTTAATCTTGAAATGGCAGCGGTTACCCGGTCGTATACTACGACTACATTGTCAAGCCCTTGCCCCGACATAAAATCAAGCCATTGCGTGTTTTGCTGGTAGTTCTCCCACAATAGGGAAAGGTGTTCTTTCAGCGCCGAATTCTGCGCGGAAAGCAAGTCAGCATTGCCTTTGTATTCAACAGCGGCGTGCTTCAGGTTGTCGGCCGTTTTTTGCAATCCATCTGCAAGAGCGGTTAAATAGTGAGACCTTGCGGAGTCTGCAAAAAGCTGAATCACTTTAGAAACTGCAAGCGCAACGGTTCCGAGGACTTCGTCTATTGTTTTAACAACAACGTTTTTAATGTATGTCGCAGTAGTCGAAACGGCTTCTTTGATGATTTTAATCGAAGACGAATATTTTTGAGCCAAAGACGAAATCGCGCCAGCGGCAGCGCCAGCTAAAAGCCCAAGGCCCACCAGCAACGCAATCGGCGCAAGCGCTGTTTTCAAAGCAATGCCAAGCGCTATAACGGCGGGTATGAGCGCCGCCATAATCGCCCCGGCCGCCGCATAAACTGCTATTCTAAGCTTATCTCCCATTGCTCTGCTTAGGGCGTCAACAAGTCCAAGGTTTTCAACGTCGGCTCTGAATTGCAGCAACTGTGACTTGGCTTCTTTCAGGACTTCTTTCAAACCGAAAGCCGACACTATTTCGTTGCCGACCTGACGCATGATGTTTTCCGCTTCATCTCGAATTGTAGACAGCAAGCCAATCATCGTTTTTGACTGAATTTCCATCATGCCGCCAAAGCGTTCATTTATGCCCGACATAAACGCTGTGATTGCGGTTTCTGAAGAAATGGCCCGATCTTCAACCATTTTCATAGCTTCGGGAATCGAAACACCGATTTTCTCGGCTAAAATCTCAAAAGCTGGCACGCCGTTTTCGGCCAACTGCTTGATTTCCTGCGTCATCAAATAACCTTTGGTGCGAATATCGCCAAAGGCCTTGATCATCAAGTGAAGGCCTTCATTACCTCGACCAAGCCCAAACGCGGCATCTCCGAGAGAGGTGAGAACCGGCTTGACTTCGTCGGCAGAGTAGCCCAGTGCCAGCAGCCGCTTTGTTGCGTCAGTCAATTCAGTAAAAGTAAACGGCGTTTCAGCGGCAAAGGTTTGCAACTCGCTTAGCTTATCTTTTGCGGCATCAGCACTATTCAGTAGTCGCTCGAATGCCTTTTCTTGCACTTCAAGATCAGCAGCAAGTTTAACCGAAGCAGCCGCAACAGCTCCGGCCGCCACCGCAACCCCCGCTATAGAGGCCGCCAGCAGTTCTGACGTGCGAATAGCAGAAGAGCCAAAAGCCCGCTGTAAATCGCGGTCGGCTTGCTTCATTTTGCGCTGGAATTCGCGCGTATCAAGCCCAAGACCTACGTAAAAACTGCCTACAGGTTTTCCGGCCACTTACTTACCTCCGAAGCGTCTTTGTATTGCTTCTCGTTCTTCTGCTGTTAATTTTCTGCCCGACACGGCGGTTTTCGGCTCTTTCAGCAACGATTCAACTGTGACAGCTTTTTTCATGTTGCCGCTGGCATTCATCAGGTTTGCTACAGCCCAGGCCACGTTTCTCAGCTCAACACGCTTTTTATCACCGAAGCCCTGTACTAAGTCTTGCCACTCCCGCGGCGTAAACTTCATCAATTCCCACGGCTTCAGGCCAACTACGCCCAGCGCAAACGGTCGAATCTGGTCGAGCCATTCCGCAATCGTCTTGACGATTACTGTGCCGGGCTCTCCTGCTTTGGGGGGTCGTCTTTTCCCCCAAGCAGACCGCTTTCCATAACCTTGTTAATCAGCGACTCTGCGAATTTGGCCAACTTGTCCTGGCTGTCAGCTTCGGGCTGGAGTTCTGCGATGGCTTCGCGTAGAGACATGCCGGCTATTTCGTGCAGACGGCCCGCCCAATAAAGACGCGCCAACGGCGAAAAAATGCGCTTGTTGACAGGGTCGCTGGTTGCGGCGCTCAATTCAACCAGCAAAGCCGGAACGCCGCGGCCAGTGGTTTCTTCGATCATGTAAAAGGCGTTGAAGTCAAATTTGACTGGTTTCATGCGTGCTTCTCCTGATTTTTGTTTTTCAAAAGCGCCGACACCCGCAAGAGTGCCGGCACGATGTTTTTACGATGCGTCGATCGCGTCGGTGACCTGTTCGGCGGTCTGAATTGCGCCGTTGGTTGATTTGAGGGTGTCGGCGGCAATCTTGAGACACCCGCAAGAGTGCCGGCACGATGTTTTTACGATGCTTCGATCGCGTCGGTGACCTGTTCAGCGGTTTGGATTGCGCCGTTTGTCGATTTGAGAATGTTAGCGGCAATCTTGATTTTGTTGGCTACGCCGGTCAGGGCTGCGTTGAAGGTGACAACAAGCTTGCCAGCAGTGACCGCTACGGCGTCTGAAGCGCCAAGGGCCGCGAATGTTGTGCCGTTGGTTGCAACGGTAACGGCGGCTTTAAGGGCGTCGGCGTCAGCAGCGTTGCTCAGAACGGTTTCGCTCATGGTGATGGTGACGACTTTTTTAGCCACATCGAGAGTGTGAGACGCATACTCGGGGGCATACTCGCAAGACAGGGCCGAAGCGCCTTCGAGCGAGAAGCTCGACATAGACACATCACTCATCGGGCCGCTGATGTCGAGGCCAGTGATCGAGGCTTCACCGGCGTAGACTTCTTCTTCGCCGACAGCGACAACTACGTCGATATTTGTGCCTTCGACGGCAGCCTGTCTGATCGCTCTCTGCGCGGCAGCTTCGTCGCCGAAGTAAGTCACGCAGTCGAGACTCACAGACCATTCACGCAAACCGGCCAGCGAGGTTTTCCAGCCGGCGTTCGTTTTTGTCGAAGTGTCGATCTTGTCAGCCTTGATGCTCAGGGTGAGTTCACGCTGACCCGCAATAACCGTCCCGTTCTTTTTCAGCAGGACATCTACGCCTCTAATTTCTTTCTGTTTGCTCATTTGTTCACTCCTGAATTACTTTGAATTTCAACCTGACCACTCCGTGCCTGGTCAGGCCGTCGGGGTCGCGCAAAAAAACAGTGCTTTCGATTTCAATGAATCGAATCTTGTAGCCAGTAACAGTTGAGTAGTCGTGCCCGGAAATGGCAGCAGTCACATCTGCAGCCATGGCCTTGCATTCTTTAAAGCCTTTTTTTCGGCTCCAGATATTGATCGTGTCCGTGTGTTCGTCAGCGTTTTCTGTCTTTGTAGCGTCTTCTACCACGCTCGATTCGCCTATTGTGATGTAAGGAAATGGCTGATTTTCGCCCGGCTCATCAAAAACTGTTAGCCCGGCGGCGGTAAGCGCGGCGTATATCGCGCCCTGCAGTTCTGAATATCCGGGTCTTTTTGCGGGTCGGCTCATACTGGCCCGCCTTTCACAGCGGCGATGACTGCTTTAATCTCTGATTCAAAGTCTTTTTTAGCCTTGGCGAGAGCGGGTAAAAAGTGCGGAATAGCTCGATTTTTCACAGTGCCGTATTCAAGCAGGTGGCCGAGATAACCGCGTTTTGTATCGCCCTTTTTACCGGCGTAGGCCCAGCCGAACAGGCCATTTTTGGCCATGGTGTATTTGATAGACTTGCGATATTCGCCGGTATCACGCGGCGCTGCTGCTTTCGCATCTGCAGCCACTTGGCGAACGAGTTTGCGCATGGCTTTTTTACTGCCGCTATCAACTTCTTTGATAACGCGATCAAACTGCCGAGAGAGCTCTTTTAAACCCTTAATAACTACGCCGCGCGCCATGACCTACACCCCCGGGTTCTGCAGCTCAGTGCAGATGATTTCGAGGCGTTCGCGCTTGCCTCCGGACGGGTCATAGGCTGATTCTATTTCCAGAATCCGGCCATCAACGACCATGCGCATCGAAGAATTGACGCCCGGAACGAATCGGGTCTCCCATCGGCTGCGCTGCAGACTTTCGGTCTGACCTGCACCGGTAGCCGCCTGCGCCTTCCAGTCACGACCGCCGAAGATCTGACGACCATAGACGCGCCGAAATACACTCCAAGACTCGGAAAAGCCACCCATGCCGTCAGAGGTTCTGACAAGCGTCTGGATTTCGATAGCTTTTCTGAGTTTTCCGGATTTCATTATTCAACCTTGATTGCTGCTGCCGTGACGTCGGTAACGTCTGAATAAGACACATTGACAACGCCGTTCGCGTTGAAGCGTGACGGAGTGAATGGGCCGATCATGCGTTCTTTGCCAGCCGGAACCACGACCGCTTCGTCATGAGCAAAGCCCTGGTTACACAAAACCGGGCTGTCGATCGTGACGGTTATGTCAGCGACGCCAGCATTTACGACATGCAACAGAGTTTTGCCATCGTTGGCGAAGTAGTTGCCTTCTGCGTTTGCCGGCACGTAAACAGGCTCAAGACCTGTAAGCGCGCAATTTTGAACTGTTAAGGCAAGAGCGGCCATGATGATCTCCTAAAGGTGAGCGTGTCGCCACTGCTGCAGAAGGGTTTCGGCAGCGAACGGAACCGAGAAGGTTTCAGCGCCAGTGATTGCGGCTTCGCGGTTTTCAAACCAGTGACCGACAAGCAACAGAATCGCCTGCCTGATGGTTTTTGGAACGTCTGCGCCACTGGAGCCGAAGCCGGCACGGTAAACAATCGAAATGGGGTTTACTGGAGCTAGATTTGCCGACGGCCAGCTGGCGGAATCGTTAAGCACAATGCGCGGCGGCTGACTGTAGTCGTCTGCCGTGTAATCAGCGAATGCTGTTGTTGTGGCGTCAGTATCGGTGTAGTTGACAGACGTCACATCGACCAGCGGGCCGACCGGCAACTCAATACTGTCGCCTACGGGAAAAGCATCACACACAGCCGTCACCGTCCGGGTTATAAGCGCCCGGCCAGTCACGTTTTCGGCATATTCACGAGCAACGCCGATCAGCGCCTCGATGAGGCTATCCTGTTCGGTGTCGTCGATGATGCGCAGATGCACTTTCGCTTCTGCGAGCGTCACTGGTTCGGCGGCCGGCTGTGTTGTGATCTTGTATTTCAGCATGGGTTATGCCTTGGTTTTTGAGGGCTTGGCCTTTGGTTCCCGCTGTTCTTCAGCGGAAGCATCAGGATCGATGGCGGCTTCGCATTCGATAGCAACCTGGTACAGCCTGGGCGAAGGATTTTCGACGATCTGGCCAGGGGCGAACTCTTCGATTTGAGTGCCGCCATGGGCGAATTTGAAGCTGGTTTCAAATTTCAGTTTCACAACAGGCCTCCCTTACTGACCGATGATTTTCCGGCCCTTAACGTCGATGATTGCGACTGTTGGCGTAGC